CTAATTCTTTTATTATCAGAAGATTGGACTTCAATATAGTAACTACCAGTTTCCAATCCAACAAGAGGACTTATTTCAGGTTGATAATAAATTCTATCACCACTAATAAAAGGAACAAGACTAGTAAATGCTATAGTTGAATATTTGCCATCATCAACTACATCTGTCAAAATTCCAACATTACCATTACTAATTATTGCTGTATTGATATTTTTTGTTATTTGGTAGGCATATGGAATTGATAATTCCCTATTATTAGAAGGTAGTGAATTTGAAGCAACATATGCATAATCATTATCGGTATATAAATTTTGTATATCAGATAGAACTTTGTCATTTCCAAATTCAATTGGAACTAATGAACTGCTTGCACTATTAATTTTTCTTCTTAAATCATATTTTACGCCAGATTTGGGTGTAAAAACTAGATTATTTAAATCAATTCTATTTTCGGACTCAATAATATTAGAAATATATGCTATATTTGTATTGGACGATCTTACAATATTAGTATCTCTCTCAAGAATTTCAACTCTATCTCCAATTTTTAAACTTGATTTGTCAATGCTACTAGTTAAAGTAAAATTATTGATATTTTCTATTTGATATCTTGAACTAGTATTATATATCCAAGAATTTGCAAAAATTTCCTTGTATGTTTTATTTTGGACAGGATTTTTGATTAATTCTCCAAGATTTTTAACAGATATAATATCATTTTCACTTACATTTAAATTATTTGATGTCTGTACAAACTTAGATAATACTCCAGTAAGCCTCAATTCAACTTTTTTAGTAAGATCTCCATCTTCATATCCATAATAAATCTCATCAGATCTTATATCATCTGTAGAATTAATTGTGGATTTAATACCCTTACAATCAAAAAATTGATTAATACTTTTACTTGTGTAAGTAATATTATTGTTGCCAGATATAATTGTTCCAATTCCTGAAAATCCAATTGTAGATTCTACACTAATTACAGAAGATCCAACAGAAACATTTTCAAGACACTTTGTATTTGGAGTAATTGTGAAATTGCCCTGCACCGCAGAAATATCACTATAACCAACGAAGAGTGAAATTTTAAAATATTGCTTATTATTCCTAGTAAATGGTTCTACTTCAGAGATTGATGCACTAGTGATGTTATCAGTAGATTTTTTAATAGTCTGTCCAACTAATCTGGAAGGATCTCCCGAGATTCTTTCTGCTATTGCAACTTCTCTTCTAATAAATTCTGCAGATGATGGTTTAATTAAAAATTCTTCTAAGTTTACAACTCTAGGTGTTACCCCATAAAGCACATTAAATAGAATTCTAAATGACTCATCTGTACCTTTTGCTTGATAAAAAGATCTTGCTTCCTTTATAAAGTTTCCTACGTTTAAATTGGAAACAAAATCAACATCTTCTAGTCCAGGTGCTAAAGTAAATTTTAATTTTTTATAAAATTCCTTTAGAAATAAAGAACTAAGATTTTGTACAGAAGAATATGCACTATGAGATGCTGCCGTTGATCCTGAAAATACTAGTTCTTCCTGATTTAAATTTGCATGATAACTTGTAATACCACTAAATCCACGAATACACCCAGTAAATGTATTTGCAGTTGATCCAGTATATGTTATAATCTCATCATCAATTTTTAATAGACCGTAATTTTGAGGGAATCCTTTGGTACTTGTGACCGTAATGACTCCAACAGTAGATGTAATATTGGTACTAAGACCAACATGACCTACAATAACCTCAGGAGTAAGATTGTCAAGTTTTAAATATTGATCCAGATTTTCTGCAATATCAATCGGACCACTTTGATATTCTTGAGAAATATAGTATTGCTTTAAAAATTCTGCCGCATTGGGATTTTCATCCAATATAAAATTGGGCAGTTGACTCTCAATAATTTGTTGAACCTTGACTCTAGACTCAAATCCAGTCTGTATCATATTACTTTCTTATTAAATTCCCGTTTGAATAACTTGACCTATAGTATTCATCTGTAGAAAATACCGTTCCCGATATTTCATCACCAGACGCAATTACGTCTCTTACCATATTTATTGTGCTTTCTGAAATACTAAAATTTAAATATAAATCTTTTAGTCCAATAACATCATTTGATTCTGGATATGCCTGTATCTGAATGATATCATTATTCAATGATGTTGATGTGATATTTAATGTTCCAAGTTTAATTTCACCTTTTGAATAATCAACTGTTCCTGCAGATTTTGCAATAACCTTTGTCGTTCCATCAGAAAGTGGTTTAACAATCGAAAGTATTCCCATTCCACTGCCATCTAAATCACCAGAAGAATTTTTATTTGGAACATCAGTTAGATATACGGTATCTGCTTCATTTGAAATTTTAAATCCTGTAGATTTAATACTATATCCAGTAGAATTAATGTGGAATTTATTTCCAAAACATAATTCATATTGGGCAAATTGATTTGTAAGAACCTTTAAATCTCTTCTAATTCTTACTTTAGTAATATTGGATGTTATGGAAGTATCAGTATTATCGATAATTTGTTGAACTTTACTGTACTTAAATCTTCCACCAAATTTATTAAGATCCAAAGAATTTGAATATTGGGTCAATGAGTTTGTCACCTTTGTTTTCAATGCTTCTACTGCCGAGACTTGGGAATAATTATAATAAATTGAAGAATCAATTTCAACATATAGTACCTTAAGATCAATTATTTTCTGGTTAATTCCAGAAATGCTATATTGTTTTAATTGTGATAGGATTCTAGACTTTGAAAAGTCAGAAACATATGTTCCATTTTTTGGTTTAATACTAATAGATACTGTTCCAAATTCTGGAGGATCTAATTCTTCACCACCAACAACTGCAACGGATTCAGTTTCTGGATAAATCTTTTTAATAATTGCTTCGTAATCACGTGCAGTTACGGCTCTATATTGTGAAGAATAAATTCTTGGGGCAAAATACTTAATTGAATCTACAGGCTCAATATCCGATCCATTCTGTGATGATTGATTTGTTGTTACTTTTATATTGCCAATATCTGGTAATCCATTATTTGCGGTTCTAATACTTCCAGAAAAAGCAAATGAAGATGCACCGTTACCTTCTTTACCATCAGTGACAATATAATTGACAGTAATTATGGCGTTATTTTCCAACTTTTGCCCAATTAGTCCATCACCAAAGAGTAATTCATATTTTTCATCTTGAACTTCTTGTATCAGATAAATTTGTGAAGTGGAGTTTACATTAATGATATTATCAACTAAAGAATACTCTACTCCAAGTCCAGTATCATTAATTCCTTTCACATAAACTGAAATTGTAGATGTATCAATATAAGAGTTATTAAGTATAAATCTTTGATCTAAAGAACCATCTACGGTAAAAGTTTTAGTTAAAAATGTTCCTTGATAAACATCAATATTATTAAAAGATGCAGTCCCATTCACTACATTTGCTGAGATATTGTCAGGAACTGAGAAAGTATATGATGTATTATCAACACTACCTACACACACCAGACCTGCTTGTAAGGTCACTATCGGAGTATCTGCATTGATTGGTACATCAAAAGATATCTGTGCCCTTGCTGCTGTTCTTGAACGGGGCACATAACCAATATTTCTTGCCAATGAAACAACATTCTCACGAAGAGTTGCAGAATCCAAGAAGGATTCATTAACAATCATATTTGAGTTGAATGCTGTAATATAGGTATTATATGCTAATGTATCGATTAATACTGAAAAATTAGACCCCTCAAAGTCAAAATCCGTGAATGTAGAGTTGGCACGGAGATAATCTTTAATAGAAGTCTTTATCTGATCAAAATCTAGATTTGTAAATTTAGTAAAAGGCATTTTATCTTGTTGCCTCTAATAGGAATGAATATTCTTGAGTTGGAAACTCTTGTCCGATAATATCAAAAATTACATTGACAGTAAATGAATTATTATCTGGTTGAGGATCTACTTCAACCACAACATTATTAACTCTTGGTTCAAAGTTATTAATTGAGATCTCAATTTGATTCTGAATCACTGATGCAGTACCAAAATCAACGAACTCAAATAAACTTTTCTCAATATCTGACCCTAATAATGAATTAAAGAATCTTTCAGTTGGAATAGTTTCTAC